CCGTTAGAAGAATGCTTGTTAAACTTATGTTATAGAGTAGATAAAGCTCAATTAGATAACTTGTTACACAGACAAGCAATGAAAAAGATTAAATAAAAACCCACCACCAATATAATTAGTATATAGTTTGTTATAGTAATAAAACAATTATGTCATATTCTCGAAGTTTAAGAAAAAGAAGAGCAACAGGAATATATATAGGTCCAACAGTTAGTAACTCTTCACCCAAGAATTCTAGAAGAGGTTGTCTTTGTCTTGATTCAAATACTTACGATGTTAAGTGTTGTGATGGATACTTACAGAATCAAGGTATAGGAAAGACAGAATCTGTAATAACGAGACCAGGAGCATTCTCAAGAGGGTTCTCTGATGGATTTGACATACAAATAATAAATTAACACAATGAGCAGTAAAAATAAATCACAATTAAGGACGGAGAATTCTAGTAATTTTCCTAACAATAACTCTCAGTTTATTACACCAGAAAAATTAAGAGATTTCAATTCAGATATGATTGATTCAATGGTAGCTAACCAAGATAGTGGTTCTTTCCTTGCAGGTAGTACTGGTTCTTTAGTAGCAACAGCATCTTTTGATAATGGAACGAGATTAATGACATTTACAAAAGGAGATGCTAGTACCTTTGATGTAAGTATACCTGATGCATTACCATCTACTGCATCATTACTAGTAACTGCTTCAGTAGTAGATGCAACAATAACATATACCAAAGGAGATGCAAGTACATTTACTAATACAATAAACAATGTTGTATCTTCATCATATGCAGTATCTTCATCACGAGCAGATTCTTCTTTATTAGCTGATTCGGCTACATCTGCATCACAAGCACAGAATGCAACATCAGCATCACACGCTGAACAAGCAGATAATGCAACCTCTGCTTCTAATGCAATTAGTTCTTCGGTAGTAACTGACCCTAATATAGCATACATAAACAAAGACAACACATTTAGTGGAACACAAAACTTTGATAACATATCAGTAAGTGGTACAGGTTCTTTCGGTAGAATAAACACAGTAACAGGTTCAGCTAAAGTAATTGGAGATGCATTTGTAGTAGTAAATGCAGATACACCTACATTAAGATATGCTGGATTACAAGTATATGATAGTGGTTCATCTAATGCAACTGCATCAATACAATGGGACGGATTAAATGATAGTTGGATATTAGTAGAAGAAGGAGGAGAATCCTCATTCATACTAACAGGTCCTACTGGTAGTTTAGGTAGTGAAGCTAATTTAAGTAATAACTCTTTACCAAAAGGAGCAGTACATAGACAGTTAGTAGATTCTAATATATCTGATAATGGAACAACTATAACACTTGGTTCAACAACTAATGTATCAGGTCCTTTATCAGCATCAAACTTATCATCAATAGAGATAAGTAATTTAGAATCAACTGCATCAGTAGATAGAATAAGAATAAATGGATTAGCTGATGATACTGGTTCTTATGCAAAAACAAATGTAAATAACTTATTTACCGAAAAACAATTTGTTAGTGGTTCAGATGGATACATAAATCAAACATTCGCAGCACCAGGAACTAATCAAGAGAAAGCATTCTTTAATATTAGTGGAGCTGAAATAAACTCTACTGCATATAACAGAGTATTCTTTGGTATGGCGGATTATCCATCGTTTCAAGAACCATATATGGATTACATTTCAATAGAATATTATAACTCAACATCATATAGTTATGGTTCTGAGTTGTCTCTTAATGGTGTAGGAAGTAGAATTCTAACAAGAGCAAATGGAGGTGCAGGTTCAGGTATCGCAAGATTCCAAACTACTGATAATGGTGATGGCACTACAACTGCAGAGATAAGAGGTAATACAATTAATCTTGGTACAAATTCAAGTAATACATTTTTACTTATTGGTAATGGTAATATGGTTACTTCAATGAATGGAGCAACCATTATGAATGGTAGAACANTNNTAAGTTCATCATTAGAATTAAGAACAGACCCTATAACAATTAGTTCAAATACTGCATCACTTGATTTTAGTGAAGCATCAATGTTTGAATTAACACTTGTAAGTGGTTCAACAACACATATAATACCAACTAATGTTGCACAAGGACAAACAGTAAACCTATTGATAGAACAACCAGGTACAGGTACAGGTTCAATTGAATTCTGTCCTGAGATATTCCAACCAACAGGTTCATTATATACTCCAACAGCAAAACAAGGTACAAGAGATATATTAACAATGATTACATTTAACAATACACAACAAATATTTGTTTCTAATGTAAAAGAATTAGAAAATGCATACTAAAATATGAGAGTACAACCATTTGCGTTTATAAAAGAACCAGCAGCAGAAGGAGGAGGAGATGTTTTTCCTACTTTAAACGGAACACTAGTAGATTATTGGAGAGCTGACCAAGGTATAACCTTATCAGGTGCAAATGTAATTGAATGGGAAGGACAAGCAAACGCTACTGTACTTGAAGATGCTACATTAGGTCCAACAGTATCAGGTTCTAATGCAGGATTTAATAATGTAGATACACTTACCTTTAATGGTTCATCTCAAGGTATGGGAAAGATTTTTAGTAACCTAGGTGGTACTGATACAGGTAATCTGTATATGTCTTTGTATGGAGCACCTCATGGTGATGGTGGAGGTTGGGGAGCTATACATGGTTTAACTGGATTACCTTCACCATTTAATTTCGTAGAAGGAGCACAAAGAGTTGTAAGTAATACTCAAACAGAATTGTGGGGATATCCACCAGGTGGTGGTTCAGCTGCATCAGATGATACTCTTGGTAAAGGTATATACACAATAGCAATTGGAACTAGTAATCCTAATGGTGCTAATTATTTTAATAAAAGTAACAATACAGTTGTAGCTACAAGAGGTCCTTATTCATCGTATCAAACGGCTAGACAAGGATATACTATTGGTTGTTACAATTTTCAAACAGGTGGTAGTTTACATGGTAAGGTAGATGTAGCAGGTATAGCAATATGGACAAACCCACCAGATGTTGCAACTTCATATCAAGATATTGCATCAGTAGAAACATACTTTTCAAATATATTTGGATAACATTATGAGCGAAGAATTATATTATCAATATCACTGTCCTTGTGGATATCCTAAGAACAACGATGGAACTTGTTATGAAGGAACTATACACCCACATACTGATTGTGAGTGTAATGAACTTAACAAAAAGAAATAAAAAATAACTACTTATATATAACACTTTGTTATATCAGTAGATATATATCAAATTATTAATTTAAAAAAAGAGAAATATTATGAATTCAAACACAGTATTAGGTAAGATTATGACTCTTTTATCTTTGGAAAAAGAAGATAAAAAAGAAGATAAACTTACAGTAGCTAGATTAGCTGATGGTACTCTTGTTGAATCTCCAACTTTCGATGTGGGTGAAAAAGTAGAAATTATCCACGAAGACGGAACAAAAACTCCAGCACCTGATGGTGAACACTTATTAGAGTTAAGAGATGAATCTGACAACATTAACAGAATCAAAATCTTTACTGAAGGTGGAATTATCAAAGAAAGAGAAAATGTTGAAATCGAAGCGAAAGAAGAAGATAAAAAAGAAGAGGAAATGGCTGATGTTTCAACAGAAGATGTTAAAGCTTTACCAGAAACCGGTAAATCAAACACCGATGTTAACGAACAAGTAACTCTTGAATCAGAACCTGGCGTTAAAGTTAATGAAGAAGTAGTTGATAAGGATGCGGACGAAATCGTGAACTTAACTACTAAATTAGCTGAACAAGAAGAGAAGATTGAAGAAATGAAAGAAAGAATCGAAGAACTTGTAAAGTACTTTGAGGAAATCAAAAAAGAAGAAGAAAAGATGGAAGAAGAAAACAAAGAGGAGAAAGAATTAGAATCTAAGAAATTAGATGGAGCTCCTGTTGAAAAAGCTTCTATGTTTAACAAAAAGAAAAACAATAACTTTAAAGTAGGGAATTATAGAAATTCTGTACTTTCAAAAATGTATAAATAATACATTAAAAACCAAAATTAAAAATGAGAAAAATTACAAACTTAACAAGTGGACAACCTAGCATAACTTCGACGTATGCAGGTGAAGCAGCTAGCGGTTATATCGCGGCAGCTCTACTTTCTGCAAGGACTCTTGATAATCAGTTGGTAACTATTAAGCCAAATGTAAAATTCAAAGAAGTAATTCAGAAAGTTGACCTTGATGGAATTGTACAAGATGCATCGTGTGACTTCGTAACATCTGGTTCAACATCTATCACAGAACAAATTTTAACTCCAAAGGAGTTACAAGTGAACTTATCACTTTGCAAACAAGAATTCGTTGATTCTTGGAATGCTTTACAATTAGGATTTTCTGCCTTTGATGAAATACCAAGAGATTTTAACGATTTCCTAGTATCTTATGTAGGTGGAAAAGTTGCTGAAAAAACAGAACAAGATATATGGAGTGGTGAAACTGCAAACAATGGAGAATTCGGTGGGTTTGAACCTATCTTATCTGCATCTGCAGCAACACTATTAACTTCAGCTGTTCAACCAGCAAGAACTAATGGTGATGGAGCAGTAATTAGTGGGTCAGTTGATTCATCAAATGTACTAGCAACATTATCAGCAGTATATGATACTATCCCTTCTGCCGTATATGGTAAAGAAGATTTAGTAATCTACGTTGGTTCTAAAATCGCAAGAGCATACCAATCAGCATTATCTGGTAATTCAACATTATCAAATAACTCTTACAACAACCAATTAAACGTTGGTGAAAAACCATCAAACTTCCAAGGTGTAGAAATCGTAATGTGCCCAGGAATGAGTGATGATAGAATCGTTGCAGCACAGAAATCTAACCTATTCTTCGGAACAGGATTATTATCTGACCATAACGAAGTAAGAGTACTTGATATGGCAAACCTAGATGGTTCGCAGAATTATAGAGTAATAATGAGATATACTGCAGGAACACAAATTGGAATTGCACAAGATATCGTTTATTTCGGAGCATTTTAAGTCTAACAATTAATTTAATAAAAAGGAGAAACTATGAGTTGTTTAATTACCACAGGAAGAAATGAAGTATGTAAAGATTCAGTAGGTGGATTACAAGGAGTTTATTTTATAAACTACGAGACAGGTTCATTCAGTAAGAATGCATCTGGAGAAGTAAATTCACTATCTGGAAGTACTGTATATTTCTACGAACTCAAAGGCACTTCTACTTATACGGAGACAGTCAACTCTTCAAGAGAAAATGGAACTACGTTCTTCTCTCAAGAAACAGTTGTTAATTTGAAAAAATTAACTAACGAGATGACTACTCAACTTAAATTGTTAGCATATGGGAGACCACAAATCCTAGTATGGACTAATTCAGGTGATACATTATTAGCTGGAGAAGTACATGGAAATGATTTAACTGCAGGAACTATTCAAACTGGTGGAGCATTAGGAGACCTTTATGGTTATTCTGCTACTTTCACAGGAGAAGAAAAGTTACCAGCCCCTTTCATTAGTGGTT